AAAGTATCCTGACCTAGAAAACTTAACGAAAGAGCAAAAAGAGATATACGATATAGAGTGGGAGTATATGGCAGGAATAGAAGAATGGGAAGAAAGAGGATTACCCGTTAAAGTATATGAAACAATACCTGCTAATGATTTATGGGACTTAATAAATACGTGTGCCAGATATTCGGCAGAGCCTGGGATTATTTTTATAGATAGGTATAACAAGGAAGCTAATTCCTACTATTATGAGAGTATAACCATCACGAATCCTTGTTTTACTGGTGATATGGAACTATTAACAGCAGAAGGATATAAGACATTCAGGGAATTAAATGGAAAAGAAGTTGAGATAGTGAACCATTTAGGTAAAGTAACAAAAGGTAAAGTATGGAAAACAGGCGAAAGAGAGACTGTTCGAGTTAAATTCTGGGATCGATCCTATATAGATTGTACTCCTGATCACAAGTTTATGTTAACAGATGGCACTGAATGCGAGGCTAAGGACTTAAAAGGTAAAACTGTTATGCCCTATTTACACCATAGAAAAGAAACTGAACCTGAGTTTGTAAAACTAGGGTTTATTCAAGGGGATGGTAATTTAGGGAGATTGCGAGGGGAACATCGCCACAAGGGGTTAGAAATTAATTTTGGTAAAAAAGATGGTGAGGTTAGGGAATATTTTGGATTGATGGGAACAGATAGATACGAATATGTTTCAAATTATACTGACACATTAATAAAGCTTGGATTTTCCTTAGAATCTTTACCAGAGAGGGTAATGCCAACTACAATAAAGGACTGGACTATGGAGCAAAAAAGAGCATTTTTAAAAGGAATGTATACAGCAAACGGTTCAGTAGTAAGAGGAGGAAGAATAACCTATAAAACAACTTGCAAACAGTTGGCGGAACAATTAAAAGACTTGTTAACAGAATTCAATATTGATTCATATATAACTACCAACAAACCAACAAAAGTTAAGTTTGATAATGGAACCTATCTATGTAAAGAGAGTTATGATGTTAACATTAATAGATACCGTGAAAGAATTAAGTTTTATAATGAAATTGGATTTATTCACACATATAAAATGGAGAAACTGAAAAATAGTCTGATCGAAAAGGCTCTAAAAGTTAGTTCAGTTACCCCTACTGGAAAGATCGAAGAAGTATATGACTTTAACGAACCTGAAACCCATTGGGGGGTTGTCAATGGTGCAATCGTGCATAACTGCGGAGAGCAGGGACTCCCTAAATACGGGGTTTGTAATTTAGGTGCTATTAATTTAGCTTTAATGAGTAAAGACAAGGAGATAGATTACGAATTATTAGAAAAAGTAACTAGAATATCTCAAAGATTCTCAGATAACATAATAGATACTAGCTTCTATTTTATAGACGAAAATGAGGAAATGTCTAAACGGGAAAGAAGAGTAGGAAAAGGTGTAATGGGATTAGCTGATCTAATGATAGATTTAAAATTAAAGTACGGTAGCCCAGAAATGATAAAACTAACAGAGGAGTTATTTAAATTTATTGCTACTACATCTTACGATGAATCAGTTAATTTAGCTATAGAAAAAGGCTCATTCTATTATTTTGATTCAGATAAATTTTTAGATTCTGACTATATGAGGAGGATGCCTGAAAATATTAGGGAGAAAATAAGAAAATATGGTATTAGGAATGTTACTAGTCTTACCGTTGCTCCCACAGGATCAATAGGTTCAATGATTGGTGTATCTAATGGATTAGAGCCATACTTTGCTTTTAAGTTTTATAGAAGTGGGGCGGATGGGGAGTTTATAGAAATTAATACACCGATAGCACAAAAGTATTTTGAAGAAAATCCAGGTGCTACTGAACTTCCTGATTACTATGTAGGTGCTATGGATTTAACTCCTGAAGAGCATGTGTTAGTTCAAGCTGCTGCTCAAAAGTGGGTGGATAGTAGTATCTCTAAAACAGTTAACGCTCCTGCTACATTCACAGTAGAGGATAATAAAAAGTTATATGAATTAGCTTATGAAAAAGGATTAAAAGGAATTACTGTTTATGTAGATGGAAGTAGGGATACTCAAGTATTAAATATTAAAAAAGATAAATTAACTTCTTCAACTAAACTATGTAAGGTAGAGGTAGAAAAAACTACAGGAAATTTAATTACTGAATGTTAAAATGACCTTTGTATTTGAGTTGTAACGTGTTAAAATAAACCTTCTCATATATTAGGTATAGTATAGTCCAAAAAGCTCTTAAATAGCCTAATAAAGCGTTTAAACTAAAATTGGTAAAAATTCTACAATAAAACCCCAATAATGGGGTTTTTCTTATTCATTTTGGTAAATCCCCCCGTATATTAACTGTGAACAATGAAAAAAGGAGGATTTAAATGGAGATTATCAAAAAAGAAAAGGAATCACTTACAGAATCGTTTCTTGAAAGCTTGATAGGTAAATATGTTCATGTTCCAACTAATGAACATACAACATATGATCCCATGGAAAAAGAGTTTGTAACAGTCAATGCTTGGTTTGCGGGGAAGGTAGCAGGATATGAAAAAACAGTTTATGCCTATGACTACAAAGAAGATAAATTCTTCGATAAGCCAAAGGTAGTACACAAAGTTCTACTATGTGATGGAATGGCTTATGTAATTTCAGAGGAAAAGAGCATATTTAAAGAGCTGACAGAGGAGGAGTTTATTGAGATGTTAGCTGAGCATGATGCTGACAAAGTAAGCAAAATTATCCTACCCTAGGAGGTGCAAGAGTGGGAACTATATTGAGTCAAGACGGTCTGTACTTAATAAAACCTGTCTATATCGAAGTACACGGTGATGGTTGTATATTCGCTAGAGCGTGGGAAGGCGGAAGAGGTAGTGTGTTATTAGGAAAATACCCTGATAGGGAAAGAGCGGAAGATGTATTAAGAGAAATTTTTCAAACGGAGTATTATGAAATGCCTTTAGAATAGAATTAGAGAGTATTAAAAATCTAATATACACTATGATTATTATGTGTAATGAAAGACTGAAAGGAGAATGAAAATGAATGCTAAAGAATTAAGAATATTTTTGAGAAAAGTAATGACTATCTTAAATGACGAAATAGACAACATAGCAAATGAAGAGTTAGTAGACACCTTAGAGCAATTAGTTTTAAATATAGAGGATGCACATAATTATATTAGACTTAATTTTGAGGAGGAATAAAAATGAGTTGGGAAGTAGTCAGACCATTTGATTTAGAAAAAATTAGGTTAGAAGAATTGAGTGGCTTTAATGCACACTATAAGAATTATGCGAAGTAGAAAGGAGATTGTATGAAAAATTGTAAATGTAAACAACCAAGAACTATTAAATACAAGAGGGAGAACAAAGAGCTTCCTGCCCTTCATAGTGAGAGTCCTTTAAATGCAGGGTATGACCTGTTTGTGAACATCCCCGCCCCCATGGAGATAAAACCTGGGGAGGTAGTGTTTGTAAGTTTAAATGTAGCAACTGAAATTCCAGAAGGAATGGTTGGATTAGTGTTTCAACGAAGCTCCACTTATCGCAAATGGGGATTAAAACTAACTAATAATGTAGGTGTCATCGATGCCTTATACAGAGGTGATAATGACATTTGGGGGGCGGAGTTTAAGAATGAGACAAATAAAACTGTAATCCTTAACCCAGGGGATAAAGTATGCCAAGCTATCTTTTTAGAGTTACCTAATATTAAATTAGTAGAGGTAGATTACTTAGATAATGAAGATAGGGGAGGTTTTGGAACAAGTTTTGATAATGCTGAAAAGTTAAAATAGGAGGTTTTACTGTGAAATTAATTTCATTTGAGGGCATAGATGCTTCAGGTAAGGAGACACAAGCTAAAATGTTATACGAATATTTAAAAGGAAAAGGATTCAATGTATCTTATGAATCCTTTCCTAGATACAATACTCAAATAGGTCAAACAATAAAAAAATACCTAAAGGGAGAGATAACTTTAACACCTGAAGCTCACCACATGTTGTATGAAGTAGATAGAATAGATTTCATGGGTTATTTAAATGAATTAGAGGAACTTGGGTGTGATTTCCTAATACTTGATAGATACACTCATTCTAATATTGCTTTCGGAGTCGCTAATAATCTCAGTTATAACTGGTTAAACCTCTTACAAGAATATGTGAGAAAACCAGACTTAGTTTTCCTTTTAGATATAACTGTAGAGGAGTCTGTTAAAAGGCGAGAAAATAGACAGGATTTATTTGAAAAAGATTTAGAGTTTTTAAACAAAGCAAGAATGGCCTATACATTATTAGCTAAAAACGATCCCACTATAATCTCCCTGTGGGTTGATAGATCGACTCCAGAACAGGTACATGAAGCTGTATTATACTATCTTTATGGAAAGGGGTTCATATAATGAGATTTTGGAGTATCATAATATTAACAGTAATGGTTGTGTTGGTTATAGCCAGCTTTTCACCACTACCCCCTCCCGCAGAGGAAGTAGAGGAGGAATCTAAACCAATTGAAGAAGAAATTGAACCAATTTTTGAGGAACAAGATGAACCACTTCAGGAGGAATTGGAAGTCGAATTAAATGAGGTTGAAATATTATTTGAAGAAGTAGTAACTAATATTATAGAGATCTTACAACCTAAAATTTCTAGTCCAGAAGCAAAAGAGATAGCCACTCTAACCGTAGAACTATCAGAGAAATATGATTTAGATTCTTTATGGATGTTGGCTATGATGTACACTGAAAGTAGATTTGATAGTTCCGCAGTATCTAGTGAGGGAGCTAGAGGATTAATGCAATTGATTCCTAGTACTGCAAAGATATATGGGGTAACTAAGGAACAGCTTCATGTTCCTGCTATCAATATAGACACGGGATTCCAATATTATAGATACCTATTAGATTTATTTGAAGATGAAGAATTAGCCACAATAGCCTATAATCAGGGGCCCGGTAATGTAAGAAGGGGAACATATAGGACTTGGTACTATAAGCGTGTAAAGGAAGCATATAACGAGATCTTAAAAGTGAAGGAGGAATTATAATGAAATTAAATAGAACAATGTTAGCTAGAATCTATGCGGAGAAATATGATATTTCAATTAATGAGGCTAAAAGAAGGTTAGATCAGATGGCAGATGTTATTGTAACGGAATTAGAAAAAGGTAATGATGTAATGTTAAATAATTTCTTCAACTTTAAAGTAAGAGAAAGAAAAGCAAAGAGAGCTAGAGATCTCCACACAGGTGAGCCTACAATTATACCAGCTACTAAAACAGTTGTAGTGAAAATGGCCGCACCTACAAAGAGACGAATACAAGGTAAATAGATTTTGCTTTTTACCTATCTACCCAGGGGTGTACGACTTATGATAAATGAAAAATATTCTTTACACAATAATGAAAACATTGCTAGGGCTAAAGTAGATAGAGAATATTTAGGGGAATTATTACTTCATAATGAAGATTTAATATGGTTCTCTATTAGAAGTTATGTAGGAGACCCCGTTAAGTTGGCACAATACAATTTAATGGAGAAGGAAGATATTCAACAAGTAAGTAGAATAGGATTTATCAACGCTGTAAAGAATTTTGATTGTAGTAAAGGAGTTCTATTTACCACCTATGCCCCCGCTGTAATTGCGGGGGAGGTGAAGGACTATTTAAGAGATAAAGGGAAGCTAATTAGACTTCCCAGATCGGCACATGATTTACACACAAAGGTAATGAATTATACTGAGGATATATGCTATGATAAATTTATACCCGCTGAGGAAGTAGCAGAGCGAATAGATGAAGATACTGATAAAGTTATAAAAGTCCTTACTGTGGGCAGTACACCTTTATTAATACCTTTCTGTAAAAAAGGTAAGTATAACTCAAAAAATGAGAGTGAAATGCTGGAATATGAAGGCGAGGATAAAAATGTAGATATTGAGAATCAAGTTGTAGAGAAAATATACTTAGATCAATTATTAGAGACTATTAGATCTAAACTAAGCGAAAGAGACAAGAGAATTTTGGATGGGAAACTTGAAGGTAAGACTCATGAACAGATAGCAAAAGAAGAAGATGTTTCAAAAATAACTATAACGAGAACTCTAAATAAGATTAGAAAGATATATAAAGAGATCAAAAAATAGATAACCCCCTCTCATATTTTACCGAAGCTATAAGTATGGAAAGGTGAAATAGGGAGGGGGTTAATCGCTTGAATCAGGTACAGGATTATTTAGGTGAAATCACTGTAGGGTTAAAAGGGTATTTAGTTAAAGCAATAACTGGAGTAAAAGTACTACTAGGATTTATATTTACTTCTTTAGGATACATTATGTTCCCCGAGCAAGCGTACAAAAACGCAGCTATAGCTTTAGGTATAGCTGTATTAATGGATATTTTCAGTAAATATGTAGCCATATCTATTAGAGCCGGAGGATTCAGAAAGGCTCTCCAAGAAAAGAAAATCTTTTCAAAGACATTATGGGAAGGGACAAAAGTAAAGTTACTCACTTATCTTTCCATTTCAATTATAGTGGGGGCTAGTTATAGATTAAATACCCTCCCAGATGCGTTAGCTTCTGTTAGTAAGTTCATGGCTACTGTAGTATATACGGTTTTATTTTTAAGGGAATTTCAAAGTATGTTAGAGAATTTTAGCGATGCGGGAGCAGATGTAGGTTGGTTGCTAATATTTACACGAAAGAAAGAGGAAGAGATACTGAAGAAAGAGGGAGTTGGGAAGAAAGAAAGCGAGGTAAATGAGGACTATGGCAAGAGAATATGAGATTACTGTAGCATATATAAATCCTAATCCATATTCCCGCCCACAATCAAAGATGAAAGATATTAAGGGGGTAGCATTACATTGGGTGGGAAATGCAAATAGTACAGCTATTAACAACAGAAATTACTTTAATAACTTACCTATCCATAATAAAAATAATAGGGAGAAAGCTCAAAGAGAAGGAAAATCTTTTACCCCTAGATACGCTAGTTCTCACGAAATCATAGGGCTGAAAGGTGAAGTAGTTATATGCTTGCCTAATAATGAGGTAGCCTATCATGTAGGGGCGAAATCCTACAAACCAAGAGTAAAAACCCTATTAAATAATAGTCCTAACAGACATTTATATGGAATTGAAGTATGCCATCCAGATTGGTCTGGTAAGTATTCGAGCATAACTTATAAAACTGTAGTAAATAGAGTTGCAGACTTAATGATAGAGTTTGATTTAGTTCCAAGTAAAGACACTATATGGAGACATTACGATGTAACAGGTAAAGATTGTCCTCATTTCTATGTGCAGAACCCCAAAGAGTGGGATAAACTGGTGAATGATATAGTTAAGAGATACTACGAAAAGATCAATGAAAAGGCGGAAGAGGTGATAAAGGTGGAATTAGCTAAATGGCAAGAAGAAATGGGGAAGAAGGCAGTCGAGAATTTATCACAAAAAAAAGTAAATGGTGAGCTAATAGTGAATAACCCTGAAACATGGAGTAAGTCTTTAGGAGAGCCAACTCCACAGTGGTTGTTCTGGAGTATTATAGATAGAATAACAAAATAGGGGGTATATTAATGGAATATATTGAACTAGTATTAGTTCCGATACTAATTGGAGTTTTAGAAGCTATTAAGCGAGCTGGATTTAATTCTAAATTTATTCCAATACTATCTATAGTATTAGGGATATTGATTGGAGTATTTTATTCGGGGTTTGACATTAGAGAAGGTGCTATACTAGGAGTTTATATCGGCCTTTCTGCTGTGGGATTATACTCCGGATCAAAAGCTGTAGTCCAGGGAGTAAAGCAAAAAAAGAAAATAGAGTAAATTATTAGATTAAGAGGGTTAATCCCTCTTTTTTTATTTGCAATCCTATCATTAATTATGTATAATAAGGGTAGTACAAAATGATATGAAAGGGTGCATGCTATGAATATACTAGAGATGAGAGAATTGCTAAATCAAGGTAAAACAATTTATGATTTACCTTTGCGTGTTACTTACTATGCTAGGGTATCTACAGACTTTAAGGAGCAAGAAACTTCCTTAGTAAACCAGAACTATTATTATAAGGAATTAATAAAGAATACCCCTGCATGGACTTATCATGTTGATAGTAACAAAATGATGTTTGAATTCCCAAGAAAGAAATACAATCGTAACGCAGAACCTGTGCGGGTTAAGGTCACTGATGTAAATTTATGTATCGCAATTTAAACTTATATGTATCAAACTTATAATTTATATTCCATAAAGTTAAAGCTAAGATCTTTTGATCTCAGCTTTAACTTTTTTGTACACATTTGCATCTATCATATCTTTTTTAAAAAGACTTTCTAACATGGCCATCATTAGTTTTTCTTTTACTTCTTCATCGGTAGTATTCTTTTCTTTAACTCCTGCTACCAATAACCCCTCCCCCTTCTAGATTTAACTAGGGCTATACAAGCCCCCACTTCAAGCACCATAGGTGCTAAGTGGTGGGTAGTTGACCACCTTAATTTATTATATGTTTCTCGAACTACTTTAGACCTTTTTTAGTTTTAGAAGTATCTGTCTCTTTAAAGAGACTTAATTGCCCCCCAATCTCATCTCCAACGATACTCCACGCTTCATCATATATTTTTTTATAATCATCACCGTCTTTAAGCTCCAATTCTACCCCGGCAGTAAGCCTTACATTCTCGTAATTAGGTAGTGCTTTTAAATAAGAACATTCAACAGTTACTTTAGTTATCTTCGCCATCTGTATCCTCCTTAATTAATTCTTCAGGTGTGAATCCAAAAACGAATTTATTTAAATTAATATTCTCCTTGAATTTTATTTTAATAGGAAAACCGTCCTCTGGTTTAATATCTATAACTTCACCTTTCCACCCCGCAAATTTTAAACTGTGGGCGGGGGAGACGGTAACAATATCTCCTACCTGGATCATCTCTTTAACTCCTTTACAGTTATTCTAGGACTTCCAGTAGACTCTATCCAAGCATGGTCTCTAAGCTCCACTATATCAATTGAACCTTCCTCAATTAGCTGTACTAACTTATCCTCATCCAGTTCTTCCTTAACCACTCGGGATTTAAGTCCTTTCTTTTCTACAAACTCTAGCACCTTTTCTTTGTCGAATTTAGAGGTGTCAGGTATAGTCATAGATACTCTTATATTTCCAAAATCTACAACATCTCTTCCTAGTTTTTTTAATTCATTGACAATTAACTTCCTATTTTCTTTTAACCATTTTTCATCCTCTTTTTTACGCTCATTTCTCCTGAAGTATTCTTCTATTAGTTCTTGACCTATTTCAGGTGTTCCGTTGATTTCATGGATTAGATTTCTCATTGAACCCCTCCTTTTTTCCATCCTCACAGTTAATATACGGAGGGTTTGATCAAAATGAATATAAAAAGAGGAAGAAAATTAATCTTCCTCTATATAATACTTCTTATAAATTCGTAAGCTCTTTGTGTCCTTACTTCATCGCCTGCCACTTTAGTATCTAACATAATCTCACTCATTGACTTCTTATTTATTATTGTATTAAATACTTTTTCATCTATTGTACCTGTACAAATTAAGTTATAAACTGTTACTGCATTTTTTTGTCCAATTCTATGAGCCCTAGAGTATGCCTGACTATATGAAGCCCAATTCCATGGATAGTCAATAAATATTACATTGGAAGCTGCTGTAAGAGTTAATCCTTCCTTACAAGCCTCTGTAGTCCCTAAAAACATTCTACAATCTTCATCATTCTGGAATTTATATACTTCCTTCTGACGGGGGGAGGTAGTTAGTTCTGTTAATATAGATTTCTTTTCAACCTCACCCATAGTCTCCCATTTATCTTTATATTGTCTTTTACATCTTTCTAATGCTTCTCTTTCAGGGAGAGCATGAGAGCTAACTTCCCCGTGAACAATAGCAGGGTTATACTTTCTATATTTTTCAGATATTATATCTAGTAATGTTTTAAATTTAGTAAATACAATTACTTTTTCTCCTGCATCAAGTATTAATTCTTCTAATAAGTCGTCTAACGCATTTAATTTTATACTCTGATCTTTCTTAGGCTCCATTCCAATTAATTGGAGTGAACCTGTTACTTGTTGTAATCTAGTTAATTTAGCTAACATAGAAGGTACTTTGTTTATATCCGTCTCTGCAAGTTCTTCTAATATTTCTCTCCTAACCGCCTCATACATCCTACTTTGTTTAGGTAACATCTCTAATTCAATGTTCTTAAATGTAACATCTGGTAGATCTTTCAGTTTCTCCTCTTTAGTTCTCCTTAACATATTCTCTTGAATTGTTCCTCTTAACTCATTTATATTTTTATAGCCTATAACTTCCCTATCGTTATAACCTCCAAATATACAATACCTGTATTTAAATGCCCACCATTCATCTACTATATTATTGACTTGATTATTTTTCTTAAATGGATTGTATGCTATTGATTCAGGGGGGAGGACATTACCTAATTTTAAATAGTTAAATGATTCCATCGGAGAGTTGGGGAGGGGAGTGGCAGTTAAAAGATATTTATACTTAAAAGGTATATAATGGACTCTTTGGCCTAACTTGGTCATAGGGTTTTTAATCTTATGGCTCTCGTCAAGGACTATACATTCTATAGGTTTATAATTATCTATATTAGTAATAGTGCCTATACTCAATCTAAACATTTCATAAGACATTATTAAGAAAGTCCAATCGTCATTCCCATGTAGGTAGTTGGATATTCTCATTCTTTGTTTAGGAGTGCCTGCAAATACCACAGCTTTACAGTTTGTAAATTTCTCTATCTCATCTCGCCACATATAGAGGAGGGAGGCCTTGGCTAAAATTAAACATCTGTTTAATTGACCTAACTTCTTTTTAGCTTCAATAGCAGTAACTGTTTGCCATGTTTTCAGATTGTTATTACCCTGTGGCTTTTTATCCACAGCTCTGGAGGTTTCCCTCATTCTCATCGGTTGGTTAATTCCAACCCAGCTTAGCATACATTTTCACCCTAAGGTAATAGGGTGGGGGACACTCGTGGAGGGATTATATTCTCCGAATGGAGGTTCACCCTCTATGCGTTACGGTGCCAAAGGCTCTTTAGTTCCTTTGGTTACCTCGGTATCGCCATACCTTCCCTTTCGGGCGGCTCTAGGCTTCCACCGATTTTGCCCCCTGCAACCTACACATTACTGTGTAGGTGGGCAATATACTGATTGTATTTTCTTGTTAGGTAAATAGTTGCATCTTTATACATATAATCAATGATTATATCAAAACCTTGATTTCCATGGTACCTTAGCTCTAAACCTCTTGATCTTGGAAAATCTGTAGTTATTTTTACATCTTCACGTCCAAGACTGTAGAATAAGGAATTAAGCTGTACTAGCATTTTAGCAGATATCAAGGCATCAAGAAAATACAATCAATTATTACCTAAACCCATGTCATCAGCTAGTATAAGGAAATCCCTTTCTACAATGGCGTTAAAACCTCTTACTTGATAGTCAGCGTAGGGATGTACTTTAAACCCTGTCCAATCTATAATTTTACCATCCTTATCATATGTTACTGAATACCCTGGGACAACAGGATATTTTGAAAATTCGGTTTCAGGAATACCCCCGTTAAAGGGGGTGGGTTCATCAACCCAATCTATGATAAACCCACTTAATTTCTTCTCAAACTCTTCTCTTTTGTAGTAGGGGACAGCCCATACATTTCTTTTATAATCATATAATGTACCCTTTATCGAAGATATAGTATCGACAATATAAGGATTCTTCCTAAAAGTTACTTTAATCCATATGTTATTATCTTTACCTCTTACTTTCTCTGCTTTAATCAATGACATCATCCTTTTCCTTACTTAATATCCCTTTATAGTCTAAAAAGAAACCTAACTTTTCTACATACCCCCTAACAGTCATATTAACTTTATTAGCTTCGTACCTTATTTTATTATCTAGTCTTTTATCTAATTTTCTAATTACCCCATCCTTATTTGCAATAGCTTTTAGTTCTTCTACTAGCTCATCTTTAGATATTTTTGAATCATATTGAACTTTAAACCCCATATTCTTTACAACTTCCTCTGGAACGCCTAGTGCACAGATATTATTATAAATTACAATAGTATTTTCTCTTAATTTTGTTAGATTAACTGTATCCCCATAATAATATAAGAGGTATGATTTTATATTATCTATACCTCTTATTGCACCTGTATCATTTAAAACTTTAATGTTAAATCTTTCTTCAATGGTTTTCTTATTGTCTAGTACATATTTAGAGAGCGGGGGGTTGGATTGTTTAAGAGATTTTATAGATAATACTCCATTCTTTATGTG